GGGGGGGGGGTGGCTTTGGAGGTCGATCCCGCGTTGGTGGCGCTCCTCACGGGGGAGAGCGGCAGCAACACGAACGGGGAGTGGGTCAAGCTCGAGAACGGGCTGCTCGTCTGCTGGAGTCCGACCGTCGCCCTCACGTACCTCAACTCGACGACCTTGCAGGCGGTATGGACGTTCCCTCAGGCGTTCGTCGCCGCTCCGAGCGTGGCTCCCAACCTGCGTGGTTGGGGCACGTTCGTGGTGGGCACGCCGCTGGCTCTCGTTGCGGTGGACACTGCAACCCTGCAGTACCGCGCGGCCAGCGGCAGCTTCGCGTCCGGCGCTACTGCGACATTCAGCGCTACAGCCGTGGGTCGCTGGAAGTAGGCCGAGGGCGCGGTGGTCACCGTGCCTGAGCTCGTCAACGCAGGCAACGTTCAAGTGGCGGCGGCAGGCGGCAACGTTCGCCTTGACGTCGACCCGCTGCTCGTCGCGCTCGTCAGTGAGCACGGGCAGGAGTCGGGCAGCAACGCCAACGGCTCGTGGATTCGCTTCGCGAATGGTGTGCAGATCTGTTGGGGCAGCGCCATCGTCACGTTCAGCGGGGCCACAAACGCAATTGGAACCATCTCACTGCCCGCGCCGTTCCTCACCAACTCGTTCTTCGCTAACTTCCAGGTTGACGGTGGTGCGAACGGCTTCATGTCAACCGGTGGCCCCATCAGCGCTTCCCAGATTCGGGTCTGGGTCTGGGCGCGCGCTGGCATCTACACCGGCGACCGCCAGCTGCGATGGTTCGCAATCGGCACCTGGCAGTAGCTCCACCCTTGGGGGTGGTGCTCGTGCCTGAGTTGGTGAGCACCGGCAACGTCAAACCCACGACGGCCGCGGGCGGCGTCAAGCTCGACGTGGACGCGGCCAACGCTGCGCTGCTAGACGCGCTCGCGACAGGACTGTTACCGCTCATTATCGGGCCTGTCGTAACTAACGCGCAGGGCTCTTACGTGCGCTTGGAGAACGGTCTGCAGGTGTGCTGGGTCACGCCGACCGGCACCTCCTTCGGCACCACCACGCAGACTGTCGCACCGTGGTGGAACACATCGTTGGAGACGTTCACCTTCCCGGCGCCGTTCATCGCAATACCAGCCGTTACTCCTGCCGGCGCCGCCTCTAGTGGGTTTGGCCTTGGCATCGCCGTGCGCAACATCACCGCGACCAGCGTTGAGCTCTGTGGGTTCGGCGTCAATAACCAACAAACCTGGAAGTTCGGCTACGTCGCGATCGGCCGCTGGAAGTAGGTGGCGCGGGCGCGTAAGCCGCTCGTGAGATTCAACCCCCTACAATGCTGCCAGAACGGGGGAACCATGAAGCATGCACGCATCACGATAGTTGCGGTACTCGCGGCCCTGGCACTCACCGCCTGCGGCACAGGCAGCCCATTCCAACCAACCGGCATCCTCACCGTCACCTTCGCCCCAAGCAATGCCGCACCCGAAACCACGCTCTGGGGCGCCAACTACAAGCGCATCGGCGACTACACGGGCGACTTCGCGGCGACCCTCCCGGCGGGTACGGTCCACCTCACCGCCATCGCTGAAGGCTACGACGCGCTGAACCTCGACGTTGCACTGTCGGCTGGGGAGCACAAGCGAGTTGACCTTCTTCTCACCGAGTCACTCAAGATCAGCTACTCCTATTTCAGTGTCTCCCGCTACGCAACCGCAACCTTGACCCTTACTGGCCTTACCGCCGCGAATTACAGCGGCGCGCTCTCCTTGAGAGCCTCGTGCATAGAGGACGGCTACGGGAGCCTAACCACCTACCTACGTGGCCAGGTCGTTGTCACGACGGGCGTGCCGATCACCGCATACTTGTCGCACTCAAGCGGCTTCCCGTACTTCACAGGGAACGTCGTACGGTGCAGCATGTACGCGCAGGCGACAGACCGTGCGGAGGCTCGCATCGCCCCTAGGTAACCCTCGCCCACTTCACGCGGTTAAGCAAGGAGGCCACAGTTGATTAACGAGAACTCGCCCGCAACCGTTGACCATGATTTCGTTGCCAAGTTCGCCTACGCTACGGTGCTGGCATTCGCCAAATTGGCGATGAAGAAGGCGATTGTTGAAGAAGTTCAAGCGGGCAACGAGGACGTCGACGCAATCACGGTCATCGCCATTGAGGATGTGCAGTCGGCAATAGAGCCATTTGCTAGCGCGTTCGACGCCGAGCAATGGTCAAGCACACGGTCGTCCCTGCAGACGATTCTCGAGGAAGAGCTGCCTAGAGTTGTCCGCGACATTATGACCTTGCGTTAGCCACGCACCGACCAAGTCGTCCCCTAGCCCCGCCCCAACGGCGGGGTTCTTCTTTGCCCCTGCGCCCCGCCTAGTGCGGGCTTTTCCTTTGGAGGTGGTTCCATTGAATCCGCTCATCGTGGCGAGCGTGAAGCTCGCGCTTGCTGCCAAGGTGCCAGGCGTGCCGACCCGCCCAGGGCTGTGCTTGCAGTTCGTGCGGGTCGTGGTCGAGCACGCGCTCAAGCTGCCGAGCCACGACTTCTACCGGCGCTGGCTGGTCGACGGCACCACGCGGCGTGGAGATGACCCCGCCAAGCGCCTGGCCGAGGCCCGCCAAGATCCCTGGGCGAGCGACATCGAACGCAGCATGAAGCTACTGGGCCTGGCCGTGCCCGCACTCTTTAGGCGCGGGGGAGACCTCGTCTTCGACTACCGCGCAGCCGAGCCAGTCGGTCACGTCGGCGTCCTCTTCGACCGCAACTGGGTAGTGGAGAGCATCGACCCGCGCTACCGCCCTGACAGCATCAACCTGCCCGGCTGCCTGAGCATCACACCGTACGCGTCCAGGCCTTGGACGCTCGTGGCGCGCCTCCCAGGGGGTGAGACCTGACCGACTCGGCGTGACCGCCGCAGCCGGACAGGCGCGGCGTCAAAGGAGGCACACATGCAGCGCATCATCATCCTCGCCCTCACGACCCTGGCCACCGCCCTGGGCCTCGAAGTCACCGACCCGGCCCTCTGGTTCGGCGAGACGGCCGCCCTCGCAGTCGTGGTCGTCGCCGTCATCGCCGGCGTTCGCAAGGGCCTCAAACTCGACGGCGTCGCCGTCGTCATCGCATCTGTCGCCGTTGGCGGCGCACTCGGAGGCATCGGCTTCGCGGCTGGCCTGTTCGAGGCGAGCACCACGCTCGTGTCCGCGATTGCGTTCGGGCTCGGTGCTGGTTGGTTGGGGTCTGGCGGCGTCGACGCCCTCAGGAGCCTGTTCCCAAAAGCGAAGGCGGCGGGGGCCTGAGTGGGCTTCCGCCGGCCCCGCCGCCTGCTCCTAGTCACGATTCTCGCGACGATGTCGCTCGCGAGCGCGCAAGACGCCGCCGGTAACCCGTTCAGCGTGTTGGCCGGTTCCTCGATCACGTGCTCGAGCACCTGGCCCAGCGCGGTCGTGGGTTGCTTCTGGGAGCGCCCGGTCCTGGTGCTCGGCGCTCTCGAGCTCGCCCTAGGAGTGGACGCTCAGGCGACCCTCAGCGGCTCATTTGACGACATGCATCTAGCCCCGTACCTCATTACCGCCTACTACGCCGACGCTTGGTCGGCTTGGGTTGAGGTGCGCCTACCCGAGCTGGGAGGCATCCCAGTCTTGGGGTCATCCGACTGGCTGCGCGCGGGCTTCGCGTACCGAATCCCACCCTAGAGAGGAGGTATCCCGTGAGTGATTTCTGGAAGCGCGTGACCGTTCAGGGCGTCATCGTCGGCCTGGTGGCCGGCATGCTCCTTGGCGGAATCGCCGCAGCAATCGGCCGCTTCTAGGCGCGCCACACAACCAGTCGCCGGCTGCTGACAAACCGGCCGGCGACGCTATCTAACGACTCTGCCCCAACCTATCGGGGCGCACCATCTGAGGAGATGACCCGTGAAGAAGAAAACCGTCCTGTTGTTCGTCGCGCTCGTACTGACCGGCGCTCTCGCTCAAGACATTTCGACCGGGTTGGAGGCCCGCCTGAGCATCGTCGAGAACCGACTGGGGAGACTAGAAGCTGACGTGTCGAGGCTCTCGGACGTGCCGGTGAGCTTGGCCCGCATCGAGCAGAAGCTCACGGCGCTCGCGGAGAAAGCTGACGGGCAGGGGAGTGTGCTGCAGACGGTCGGGCTCGGCATCATCATGAGCGTAGTTACGGGCGTCGTCAGCTTCGGGCTGGGGCGGAAGAGTCAGAAGTGAGCCCCCGCCGGTTGGGCGGGGGCCCGTAGCAGGCCACGCAACGCTGGCAGCAGGTCCAGCATCAGTTGCAGCGCATCTCAGCCCTGCCGGAGTGAAGCTGGCCCTGGTCAGTAGATCGTCTGGGTGACGTCAGCGCCCTTGGCCATCTGCCGCCTGCGATAAATCTCTGAGTCACGGGCTGGGCGGACGATTGAGGCGTTCGGCATCCACTTGACCGCATTACGTGCTGCCTGATTGCGGGCCACGTCAGCCGGATTGGCGCCACCGATCACCGCGAAGAGGATAATCACAAACGCGTATCGCCCGAGGGTTTGCGTGAGATCGGCAGCCCCCTTCTTGAGGTTCGGGTAGCTCAGGATGCCTAGAACTACCGCCACCATCGTCAGCAGGAGGGTGAGCCAACCTACTACGTTGACCATGTGCAGGATCGATAGGTAGAGGAGCAACCACAATCCGTAGGTGAGGAAGATGCGGCGAAGCCGCCACCCTAGACCCTGTGCCAGGAGCACGGCCTCGGAGCGGTATAGCAGCATGGTCAGGACCGTTGCGAATATGAACACCGGCTCGAGTCGCGGAGGTGACTGTGGGCGGGACCTCGCCGGTGAGGACTAGTATCCGGGTCCGATAATGTGGGTTACCCGACGCCAATCCTAAAGGAGACCTCATGCTCGTCCGAATCATTCGGGTGCCGTTCTTGATTCCAACGTGGGCCGCGGCGCAGGTCCTAATCCCGCGCACTATACTTGTGCGCCGAGGCATCGAACTCACACCGCAGCTGCTGGCTCACGAGATGGCGCACGTGTGGCAGATCCAGCGCCTAGGTCTCCTCGGCTACTGGTTCGCCTACCTGCGGCTCCTCGCGCAGCACGGCTACGTGCAGCACCCAATGGAGATCGAGGCGCAACGGCATAGCTACTCCGCTGAGGGACTAGGGGAGGCCACGAGGATGCTTCTAGGTGAGGACCGATTAGGCAGCGGTATCCTCTACTTTGAGGGTACCGACCAGACTTAGGTGCCCGCTCGGCCGCGACCGGCTTGGCGGGCCTTCTCTTTGGCCTGAAACGGGGAACCTGCGCCCATCATTCCCCACTCAGCGATTGTCATTTAATTTGGCACACGATTGTCATTTAATTTGGCGCGCGACATTGCCAACCTCACTATGCAAGAACACGGTCAGCTCGTCGACATCCGGGTCGCGAGCTTGCTCGGAAGCAACGATGGCCAACAGGGTTGGCTCGACCTGCCCTTGTGTGATTGAGCCTTGAATCACCGCATTGACCGCGATGCGCTTGTTGACGGGCAGCGCAGCTAGTTCTGAAGTCGAATAGCTCGATAGTGCGCGCGTGATGGCCTTCATGCTTGAGTCGTCTCGCGTGGCGATCGTGTAGCCGGCCGGATTGGCAACGACAGCGGAAGGTGCGGCCCGGCTTGTGGGAGCTGTTGCCGTTTGAGGTGTCTGAGTCGGCGAGACGTTCGCTTGTCTCGTAGTCACGATGACGTAACCCACGACGAAAAGCACTCCGATGAGGAGTAGGGCGCGGTTCAGTTTGCTCATGCTTCCCCCTTTTGTCTACTACCTCGGTGGGTAGTCCGGTGCCGCCACTCTTCCCGTCACGGCGTTCTTGCCCTCAGTGNNTCTCTGCGTAATCCACGCGTCCATAGACTTCACCGACAATGCGGACTTGGTCCTCGCGCCAGGTTTCGGCGATGGTTGGGTTGTCGCTCATGAATACCCAGGTGTTGTTGATCTGGCGGAGGCGTTTGACGGTCATGCCGTCACCAATTATCTCGAGGAGGAAGACGCGGCCGGGGATTGGGGTGGTGAGGCTGGTGTCGACGAGCACCCAGTTGCCGTCCCGTATGCCGCCCTCGGTGCCGCCTGCCATGCTGTCGCCGTCGACTTGGTACGCGCGGGTGTTATCGCCGCGTACGAGAGACGGGTCTACAGGAAGTCCGTAGTCGCCAGGGCGACCACCATTTGCAGTACCAACAACAGGCACGATTTGAAGTCCCCCTACTATCCGCATTAGGCCGCTGTCACTTGCGGTCTTGGCGGCTTCGATACCGAATGCTGGCACTGCGACGTTCCGCGTGAAATCTTCGATGCTCCAATGAAGCGCCCGCGCTAGAGAGCGAATGCGGGCGGGCGAGCTGGCGGCGATGATCGCGCCCGTATTGTCTGACTCCCAGCGAGAGAGCGTCTGCTGCGAGAACTTGGCGTAGGCCGCCGGGTTCTCTCGGGCGTATTGCTCGGACAACGCGGCGACTTCAGGCCCGGTAAGGCCCAGCACGTCTCGTCGCTCGTAGATTGCCTCTCCGTACCTAGACATGAGGATGGTGGCCAGGAAGGTCGAGCGCTGGGTTGTAGGCAGTGCGGCATGCTCCATCAGGTCTCACTCATCGAATGGTACTAACGGGCGGGTAACGGACGCCCAGATACTAGCGCATTGGTATTGACAAGGGTAAGAGGCCGCGTACTAATCTACTGGTATGACACCACAGCAGCTAGCAGACCTTCTCAACGAGGAACTGAGGAAACGCGGCTGGACCGTTAGTAAGCTCGCACAAGAGGCGGGCCTGCCATTCGAAACGGCTCGCCGTGCAGTAAAGGCAATGGGAAACTTGAGCCTCGAAACTACCACCAGACTGTTAGTAGCCCTGGAGCGTGAACTCACGACCGTGGAGGTGTCTCAGTTGAGTCCTGATCTTGAGCGTGTTCAGTTCCTGAACTCGTTGTCGTTCCTCACGGCGCAAGAAGCCGGCGAGCTGTTGCGCACCGGCAGGCACGAGATTTACCGCCTCGTGCGCGCCGGGCACATCGCCTGCACGCGGTTCGGGAAGAAAGTCGTCATCTCCCGCGAGGAACTCGACCGCTTCATGCGCGAAGGCCTGACCGTCACCACGCGCCCCATGACCAAGCAGGTGAGGAGGCACCTCAGCAACTAACCGCCATAAGTAGCGGCCCCCTTGCGGGGGCCACCGGTTCCAGCTTCTGTCCTTGCCGGGACAGACGACGAAAGGACAACTGATGACCAAGGTAGCACAAGTCAGCCAGCAGTCCCGTGCGGACGCGTTGCGCGAGGAGGTCAGTGACCTCCTGCGGCGCATCGCCGACCTCACGGAGCGAGCCGAAGACGAGGCGCTCGCAGGCCGCATGGACCGCTGGGCGATCACCCGCCAGTCCATCCGGCCGCTAGCGGCGCGCCTCGCGGAGGTCCACGAGGCCCTCGCAGTCATCCGCCTCGCCACGCACCCGACCCGCACGCAGAGCTGGGCGGTGGAGAGGTGAGCCGCAGCCCCGTCTGGGAGACCAGCTACACAATCACGAGACGCAAGCACCACCACCGCTGCGTCGCCTGCAACCGCATCATCGCCACGGGTGAGCAGGTCCTCATGGGACGACCCTGCGACCGTGACGGACGCCTCAGCGGCACCAAGGCAGTCCACGTGGCCTGCGCCGACCTCGCAGCCGTACCAGGCGGCGCGGCGACCTACCGGGAGTGGCTGACCCTGATCTGCACCGCGCAGAAGCCCCTCGTTCGAGACATCCCGCTCTCCGAGCGTATCCGCCTCAGGCGGCAAGAAGAGCGCAGAGAGGCGGTGGAGCGGTGACCTCGACTCTCACTCGCGAGGACCTGACTGTGGCTGTGCAGCGGCACCTCGCCGCGCAATCTGAGTTGCTCGCGGCAGAGGAGACGCACGCCCGCGTCGCCCTCCACGCCACGGACGCCCGCGCCGCACTCAAGGCCGAACTCGAAGCCCGCAACCTGAGCCGCGTCGTCGTTGCCGGTTGCCTCATCGAGGTCACCGAGGCCCACGGCGTGCGCGGCGTGAGCGTCACCCCAATCCAGGTGCTGCCGTGAGCCCCGCCCTTGAGGCCACCCTGACGGTGGCGGCCATGTTCGGCAGTCTCGCCGTCATCGCCACCATCCTGCTGGGCATCCACGACGGCATCGAGTGGCTCATCAACAGGAGGCGCGCATGACCCGCGGTTTCGACACGGAAACGCACTTCTGCCGCGACCTCACGTGCGAGGGCGCAAGCGGCTTCGAGGTCAGGTGGCACCCCGCCACCATGATCGACCCCGCCTGGCCGGAGACGGACTCCTGCCCGCACTGCGGCCACGAGATGGTCGACCACCGGCCCACGTTTGCCGCCGAACTCGACGCGCTCCTCACCGCCCTCGACGACGCCGACGTGCCCATGCCGACCCTCTGCGACGAGGACGAACTCCTGCGCGTAATCGCGGTCGAACTCAAACGGCAACTCGCCCTCGAACGCAAACCGCGCACAGCAACCCCCGCAATCAACCGCGAATTCCCACCACACGACATCCCCGCCTGGCTCACAGGAGGAACGAGATGAGCACTGAACTCGTAGAAGTATGGGCGCCCGTCGTTCACTTTGAAGGCTCATACGACGTGAGCGCCGACGGGCAAGTAATGCGAGTTCGGTACGTGAACGGCGCGACACCCGGCCGCGTCCTCAAGCACAACATTCGACCAACCGGGTATCACCTGGTGCGCCTTTACCGCGGGCACGGGGTCTCCACGGCGCAGTGGTTCCTCGTGCATCGCCTTGTCGCCGCAGCGTTCCTTGGGCCATGCCCTGAGGGTCTCCAGGTCAACCACATTGATGGCGACAAGTCGAACAACACCATTGACAACCTTGAGTACGTCACGCCACGGCAGAACATCCTGCATGCAGAACGCCTCGGGTTGCGACCGAAGCGTCGCGGGGAAGAGCACCCCGCCGCGCGATTGGTGACAGCGGACGTGATCGAGATTCGGCGGCTTGCGCGCGAGACGCACCTCGACCAGCGCGCAATCGCTGCGCGGTTCGGCATCGGGGAATCGCATGTACATCGCATCATCCGGCGGCGCGCGTGGCGGCATGTGGAGGAACAATGACCATGGAACTAGCGAACGTTGCGCCACAAGGCAACATCACCGTCGCACAAGTCGAACTCATCAAGCGCACCATCGCCAAGGGCGCCACTGACGACGAACTAGAACTATTCGTAGCGCAGTGCCGACGCACCGGGCTTGACCCCTTCGCTCGGCAGATCTACGCCATCAAACGCTGGGACAACCGCGAACGACGTGAAGTCATGGGAGTCCAGATCAGCATTGACGGCGCGCGACTCATTGCCGAGCGCACCGGCGAGTACACCGGCCAGCTTGGACCGCTCTGGTGCGGTGAGGACGGCGCGTGGCGGGATGTGTGGCTGGCTGACGCCCCGCCTGCGGCCGCGAAGGTCGGCGTGCTGCGGCGCGGCTTCACGGAGCCGCTGTGGGCCGTCGCGCGGTTCGGTGCCTATGCGCAGACGACGAAGGACGGCAGCTTGACTCGCATGTGGGCGCAGATGGGCGACGTGATGATCGCCAAGTGCGCCGAGTCGTTGGCGTTGCGGCGGGCGTTCCCGCAGGAACTCTCCGGCCTGTACACGACAGATGAGATGGCGCAGGCGGACCGAGCGCCCTCGCAGGTAGCGCGGCGGGAAGCGCCGCGGTTGTCCACAGCGAAGGCCGCGGGGCTCGCCGATGTGATCGCGGCGCATGGCGTGGAGGACGCAGTGGCGTTCGCAGCCGGAGTCGTTGGCCGTGAGGTGAGCGACCTGACTGACCTGGACACGGCGGAGGCACTGCGCGTGTTCGAGGCGGTTGCGGTCGGCGATGTCGTGGATGCGGAGTTCGCTCCTGCCGCCGACCCGCATCCGTTTGATGCCGCGCCGCCGGTTGACCTGGACGAGATCGCGATGCCGCCTGAGGCGGAGCAACCCGAGTTGGGTGTCGCGCCCATCACGGGAGCGCAACTCAAGATGCTGCACACCATCGGCACGAAGTTGGGGTTCGGGAGTGATGCGCGGGATGTGTTCCGCGAGTTCGTCGGCGCTCTCGTCGGGCGCGAGTTGGCGTCCAGCAAGGACCTGACGAAGGCCGAGGCCACGCGGTTGTTGGATCACAGTCAGGACGAGTGGGCGGCGATGCTCGACTCGTGGAACGCCGAGCGGCAGATGGCCGCCGAGGGAGCAGCATGACCGACCTCACTGAGTGGCTGACTGACGCCCTGCGCCCCGACGACGCACCCGACCAGCCCACTGAGGGCTGGTCCATCACGGGCCTGGAGACGGCCGCGTGGGCGTCCAGGAAAGCCGCAGCGGCACGCCGCAAGCAGGCCGACATCAGGGCGTGGGCGACCGCGGAGAAGGCCCGCATAGACGCCGTCGCAGCCTCTGAGGCTGCGCGATTCGAGCGTGACGCGGAGTTCTTCGAGGGCCACCTGGCTGTGTTCCTGCGGTCGGAGATCGCGGCTGGCCGCAAGACCAAGAGCCTGGAGTTGCCGGGCGGCACCATCAAGCTCACGGCGCGCCCCGCGCGGTTGGACGTAGACCCGACGGCGTTCCTGGCGTGGGCTGAGGTTCACCGCCCCGACCTCGTGCGCGTCAAGAGCGAGCCGGACAAGGCGTTACTCCGCAAGCGCGCCGAGCTGGCCGAGGACGGCGTTGTCGTCATCGACGGCGAGATCGTGCCCGGAGCCACCTGGGAGGCGCAGGAGGACAGCGCCTCGTTCGCCGTAACCGATGACGCAGGCGAGGGGGTGAGGGCGTGAGAGACAACCCTGTCCGCATTTCTGATTCGACCACGCCCATGAGCGGCGTCAACCTCACAGCGCATACCACCATAATGACGCTGCTCAACGACCCAGTCGCTAACGACTTTCTAGCGCGCTTTATTCAGTCCTCGCAGGAGTTGGACGAGGTCAGCAATGAGGAGCCGGGGACCAGCACGGCGTCCTACTGGACGGTGGACGCTTACGCGCAGGGTGCCGGCCGGTACCAGATCTCACTTACCCGAGCCGGGCGTGAAAGCCCGCACGAGAAGGCCGTCCGCTTTCGGGAGGTACTGCGTCGCGTCGCCACCGTAGCTAGTCGGTACGACGACGCTCAGCATGCGCTTGAGGTCGTCACGCAGATCGCGGCAGAAGCAGTCCGAGGAGAGATGCCGTGACTGCCCCCGAACCCCTGACCCTGACCCTAGAGGAAGCTGCACAGCTCCTGGGGGAGCAGGGATTGGTGCTCATCCTGGACGGCGCTAGCGGGGCTGCCTCACGTTGGAGCGTCCGGCCCTGGTCGGCACCGAGGGATTGGATGAGAGAGGAGCTTGGGGCGACATGGCCTGAGGTCGTTGGTGCCGCCCGTGGTCGCCCGGTGATGGCGCGTGACGAGGCGGCAGAACTAAGGGCGGCGGTCAAGCTCTACCTCGCAAGGCTAGATGACTACGAAGCGGACCAATATCCGAGGGGCAGCATCGCCCGCCTGAAAAAGAACAAGGCGCTGAAAGCACTCCGCGCCGCTCTCGCCGCGTCCGAGGGGCAGTCGTGACCCTCACTGACCTCTTCGCTGGCGCCGGCGGCAGCTCGACGGGGGCCATTCACGTGCCTGGTGTTGAGGTCAAGATTGCCGCCAACCACTGGCAGAAAGCCGTCGACGTCCACAACGCTAACCACCCCGACGCGCTGCACGTCTGCGCCGACCTCTCCCAGGTGAACCCGCGCTACTTCCCCCGCACCGACATCCTTTGGGCCAGCCCCGAGTGCACCAACCACTCGCTGGCCAGGGGCGTCAGGGACGCGCGCCAACCAGACCTGTTCGGTGAGGTGTTACCGGATGAGGCCGCCGAAAGGTCCCGCGCGACCATGTGGGACGTCCCCAGGTTCACGGAGTTTCACAGGTACCAAGCCGTGATCGTGGAGAACGTGGTCGAGGTGAGGCGCTGGGCGCCCTACGAGGCGTGGCTGCAAGCGATGGACAGCCTCGGCTACGAGCACCACGAGGTCTACCTCAACAGCATGCACGCTCAGGCCCACGGCCTCCCCGCCCCACAGAGCCGCGACCGGATCTACGTGGTGTTCTGGCGCCGCGGCAACCAGCGCCCGGATCTGGAGGGCATCCAGGCGCCGCCAGCGACGTGCGAGAACTGCGGCAGGGTCCGTGCCATCAAGACCTGGAAAAAGCCGCACACGCGCTGGGGCCGCTATCGCGCCCAGTACACGTACAACTGCCCGCGCTGTTACCAGGTCGTCGAGCCCGACTGGTTACCCGCAGCCGCGGCTATCGACTGGTCGTTGCGCGGCGAGCGCATCGGGGACCGCACGAAACCGCTCGCCGAGAAGACCCGCCAGCGCATCGCCGCCGGCATCGCCCGCTACTGGCGCGAGCTCGTCATCGAAGCCGCCGGCAACACGTACGACGCGAGCAACCCCCGTCACCCGCAGCACGGCGACCCCAACGCCTACTACCGCGCGTGGCCGATCGAGGACCCGCTCCGCACCCTCCACACCATCGAAAGCAAAGCGCTCGTGACGCCAGCCGGCGGCACGTGGAACGACGACGCGCGCCCCGCCCAGGAGCCGCTGCGCACCCTCCACACGCGGGACGCCTACGCCCTCGTCACGCGGCATTACAGCGGCGACGACCAGAGCAAGAGCACCCCGATCAGTGAGCCGCTGCGCACCCTCACCACCACCGCGCAGCAATCCATCATCACGCCAGGCGACCTCGAAGCCGCGCAAGCCCAGGTGGACGACTGCGAGTTCAGGATGCTCCAACCGCACGAGGTCGCGGCAGGCAGTGGCGTTCCCCGCCGACTACCACTGGGAGGGCACTAACCGGGAGCGCGTGAAGATGGCCGGGAACGCCGTCACCCCCCCAGCAGCGCGAGATCTCATCACGGCAGTAGTGGCGGCACTCGCATGACCGCCCTTGATCGTCGTGACGGCATCATCGACGCCGCGAAGGACGACGCGAGAGCCGCCGTAGACCAACTGCTGGACGCCATCGGCCGCATCCTCCTCGCGCACCTCGACGCGCACGTGAGTGCAGCGCAACCCCCAACAAACCCGCGCCTACCTCACTCCGCACCCGCCCGCCACTGGACACCCGAAGAAGACGCGCTCCTCCGAGCGCACTACCCGGAAGGCGGACGGAAAGGCGTCCAAACCGCAGGCGTCAACCGCACCGCCACCGCCATCCGCGAACGCGCGCGGAGACTCAACCTCACGCGCAGCAACTACCACTGGACGCCAGCCGAGGATGCCGTCATCGCACGCCACTACCCACGCGGCGGCCTGAAAGCCGTCCGCGCCGCCGGCCTCAAACGCGACGGGAACGCCGTCTACAACCGCGCGCTGCGGCTCGGCGTGAACCGCGACTACGCCAACGGCGAACCACCAGACCCGCCAGAGGCCCCGCAGACCCTCACGCAGCGCATCCTCGCCACCCTAGTCGAACGAGACGACGCCGACTTGCTCCTCGACACCGACGACCTCACACCCGCCGAGCAAGCAGCCCTCCGCAAACTCCGCCGCGACAAACTCGCCACCCAAGACGCACCCGGACTCTGGCGACCAACCCTCGGCGGCCTCACAGCAGCCCGCAACCACACCAACCACAGGAGGGACACGTAATGGCACGCGGCCGATTCATCAGCGCCTCTCTCGGCGGCAGTCGCAAGTTCGCGCGGCTAGCGAGCGACACGCACCGAATGATCTACATGCTGCTCATCCCTAGCGCGGACGCCTACGGACGCGTCGACGTCGACCCAGTCACCCTGTCTGGACGCGTCCTAACTCGGCTCAGCATCAGTCCGGACGTAGTCAGTGCTGCTCTGGCTGACATGCATAGCGTCGGCCTCATCCACCTGTACGACGTCGGCGAAGATCATTACGCAGAGATCACCAACTTCCACGAGCACAACGACATCGACCTCTCCCGTGAAGCGCAAGGGGAGATCCCTGACGCTCGTGGAGTCCTGCCGCCAGAGAAACCACCGCGCGGCACGAAGAGAGCGGATGCTGACCCGCGCGTGTGGAGCGGTGATTACTTGGCCGCCAACGTCCATCCAGAGGCAGAGTCGAGCGGCGCCACTCAAGCAGGCAACGCCCCTCTGCCGCCACCGTCCAGACCTGCTCCGGACTATGGCCGCCAAGCGCCGCACGCTGCCGACCAACGGCAGAGCAATCCCAGCGCAATCCGGCATGAAGTAGAAGTAGAAGGTGAAGTAGAAGGTGAAGTAAAGAACCCCCCTACCCCCCTTGAGGAACCCCAACCCCCAGGCTTGGAGCTGGTCGAGGCTGCGCCTCGACGAGAGTTGAGCAAGCCAAACACTGCGATCAAGAACGGGAAACCCCGAGACCGCAACGCCATCAGACCCATCGACCAGCCCTTCGTGGACGCCTGGAACGAGAACCGCGGGCCGCTCGCTAGCGTCCTCAGCCTCGACCAAGGCCGCAGACAACACCTCGACAAACTCCGCGCGGAACTCGGCGAAGAAGCCCTCGAAGTCTTCACCGACGCCACCAAGCAAGTCGCACGTGAAGGTTTCTACCGCCAACGCGGTTACGGGCTCACGCAACTCCTCGCCGCCGGCAGCCTCCTCACCTGGGCCGAGAAATGGCGAAGTTCAGGCGGCATGACCGACGCAGACCGACGCCTAGCCGACAAAGCCAAAGCCGTCGCAGACGCAATCGGAGGACTCTAATGCCCATCGACAAGAACGTGTTCACACGCGAGTTCACCCTCCTCCTCGAACGCTTCGGCAAAGACCCACATGCGCTCATGACCGCCCGGTACTTCGAGTACCTCGACGCCCGCCTGGACACGGGTCAGTTCGAGGTTGCAGCCCGCGCGATCTTCGCCGAGGACGCCTTCTGGCCCGCACCCATCCGCTTCCTGCACGCCGCCAAAGGCGACCCGGCGCAGCTCGCGCGGCAGGAGTGGGACCGCCTCCTCGAGGACGCCGCCAAGGGTGACCTCGCGCCCCTCAGCGACGCCGGGAAAGCCGCCCTGCGAGCAATCGGCGGGTGGAGCAGAGTCGCCTACGCCCAAGAAGGTGCACTCCCCTCAATCCGCAAGGCATTCCTCGAAACCTACGCCGACCAGAGCGCACCAGGCCCGCAACCGCTGCAGCTCGAGGACGCCACATGACCCCGTGGCTATGGGGTTTCGTGGTCGGCCTGGTGGTGGACGCGAACGTCGGCCTGCTCGTGTGCGCCCTGCTCGTCGCCGCGAAGGACGGCGATAGGCACCTCGACCCCGTGAGCCGAAAGCAGGCGGCAGACGAACAACGCGTGTGGGACGCGACAAACCGCAAGGAGGAACCAAGTGCCTAAACCCAAGAAGGCCGCCGCCCCCGCCACAACTGCGACACGCTCACGCGCGCGGAACCTCACCCTCGCGAAGCGCAAGCAGCTCTTCCTCGCCGAGCTCGAGGACCGCGCGAACGTCAGCGCCGCGGCGGCCGCGGCTGGCGTGGATCGCGGGACGCCGTACCGGTGGCGCGAGGCAGACAGTCGGTTCGCAGCGGCCTGGGATGCGGCCGTAGATGTGGCCGTGGACGGCCTAGAGGCGGAGGCGTGGCGGCGCGCCCATGAGGGCTGGGACGAACCCGTGTTCCAGCGCGGCGAGGAGGTGGGGGTGGTCCGACGGTACTCGGACACGCTGATGGTGACGTTGCTGAAGGGCCACAGGCCGGAGCGTTACAAGGACCGGACTAGCACTGAGCTCTCCGGTCCCGGCGGCACCCCGTTGCTGGATGGCGTGGTGCAGATCTACCTGCCCGGCAACGGCCGCGATGCGGAGCTGGAGGAGTCCACGGTGGAGGTGCAGCCGTCGTGACGGGCAGGCACTGCACGCTTCACCTGCCGTGGCCGCCGAGCACGAACAAGTACTGGCGGCCGACCGGTAGCAAGCTCGTGCTCACGCGGGAAGCGCGCCAGTTCCGCGCGAACGCCCTCGCCTGCATCCTCGAACAGGGCAGCCCCCGCCTCGGCGCGGCGCGGCTGCGAGTGCGCGTCACCGTCAACCCACCCGACCACCGCAAGCGCGACCTGGACAACTTCGGTGGGAAGGCCGTTCTCGACGCCCTCGCGTTCGCCCGAGTCTTCGACAACGACGAGCAAATCGACGAGCTCCATGTGGTGCGCGGCGCCGTCACCAAGCCCGGCCAGGTGCTCATTCACGTCGAGGTCATCCCGGCACCCCATGGAGCGCTAGAGGAAGCAGAAAGCCTATGAAGCGCCCGAACACGCATCCGCAAACGACCGGGTACCATACGGTCGATGGAAGGCCGTTACGTCGTGGAGATTACGGAGATGCTTCTCCCCGACGACGCAATGATGCACGAGGCCGCCGCCAAGCTTGCCGCCGCGACCAGCGTGTCCAGCGAGCGGGCGCGCATCCTCCTCGACATGCGGGAGGGCCCCATCTGCCGACCCGTAAGCCTAGCGAAGGCTTCCGCCATCGCGGAACTGCTCGCAGGTTGTGGAGTGCGGACGGAGATCCGAGAAGCACCCGCCTACTGAAGGCGGGCTCGTGAACCCGACGCAGCTGCACCGCGCAGTCGCTAACGCGCTATGGCCCGCCCTGCGTCGACGGCATTGGGAGGTGGCGCGGAAAACGCGCGCGATCAGCCCCACCGGCAACCCCCGCGGTCACAACTACGCGCCAGGCCAAATCCCCGGCCCCGAACCAACCATCGAGGTCCTCGACCACATCCGCTACCTCGAGGCGACCGCCACCAGCACCGAAACGCGCCTCGGGTACGGCCTCGGCATCGAACTCACGCGCGTGGACGCATACGCCGCCCTAGCGCGCACCAGCCACGCCGCAGCCGCCGAATACGAAGAAGCCCTCGACCTACCCGCCCTGCGCCTCCAACGCCCCTTCATTTGGAAGGGCACTCACTACCGCCGCAACGAGCAACTCTCGCGCCGCGCCGCGGTCGCCCTCCAAGCCGTCGCAGCCGCCGCCAACGTGCGGATCCTCACGGTCGAGGAGGACGCCGACCTGCTCGACAGCCACGAGATCAGGGCTCTGGAAGTCTTTGTAGCCGTCGAACGCGCGGGGGCTTGACAATTGGCCTTTTCGCGCGTGCTAGGATGCTAGGCAGTCAACCTGACTCAAGACCCCGCCGTCCCCCCACGGCGGGGTTCTTCGTTACGTCAGCGTCGCTCCGAACCGACCACCCAACGCGACCTGCGCGAAGTCGCAGCCAACAGCCACCAATTCGCCCGCGTCAAGCCACCCCAAGGCCCGAACCTCCGGAACGCGCAACGGATCGTCAGGCGAGACCCCCTGGCACGCGCAGCCCGCTCCCTGGTGACAGGTTTTGCTCCGGCTGATGCACGAGTTACCGCACGCCTTCCCCGCACTGCAAACGCGACAGCACGAGCGCTGAGTCTGCTGCTGAGGCGGAGGGGATGGCGACGCAGGTGCCAATAGTGGGGAGACTGGGATGAGTAGACGCATGACCGGATGCGACGAAAAGCTAGGATTCGGATTCAAGATTGCCAAGTCAACAGCACGCTGTCCTGCAAGGTTCGCAGTTCCCACCAGGGCACCGAGTTCGATAAGCGTTTGAGTTATCAACGGCTCTCCATTGAACCGCACAGCGAACATCAACGGCGTCCAACGCTGCGACGTCACGCGATTCACGTTGAAGCCATGCGTCGACACCAAGTAACGAATAACCAAAGGGTCGCTGGACCCCGCCGCCGCATACATGAGCAGATCCTGCTCGTACTCGTCAACCAGGCGCGTGAGGCCGGTGCGGCCGTCCAGGGCCGAGACAACCTCTGCTAGGGAGCCGTCTCGGACGATGCCGAACAACTCGACTTGAGCAGCCGCGGTCGACGCGGAGGCCAACAGAAACGCCAGGAGGAAACGAAGTGCCATGAGCCCACCCTCATTGCTAGACGTGCCCCAGTATGGGCGTCGACATCAGCGACAGTAGCAACTTCGTTCACTTGGCGGGCTGTATCGGGGATGCGTTCGGGTTCATATCCCGAACAGGCCGGTTCGACTCCGGCGCCCGCACCCAACACCTTGGAGGTGATGCCATGCCCGTTGCGCCCCAGGTCATCCGACCCCAGGCAGGCCCCCAAGAGGCGTTCCTCGCTAACCCTGCCGACATAGTCATTTATGGGGGCGCGGCGGGTGGCTAGTAGGGCGGTAAGAGCTTCGCGCTCCTCCTAGAACCCCTCAGGCACCTAACCACCGTCCCCGGCTTCGGCGCCGTGATCTTCCGGCGCACCACCGACCAAGTCCGCAACGTCGGCGGGCTCTGGGACGAGAGCGAGGACGTGTACGGCCCCCTCGGCCTCAAGCCGAAGGAATCCGTCCTCGAGTGGGAGCACGCGCCGACTGGCAACACCCTGAAGTTCGCGCACCTCGAGCACGAGAAGAACGTCCACAACTGGCAAGGCAGCCAGATTCCGCTCATCGGCTTCGACGAGCTCACGCACTTCACGGCGCGGCAGTGGTGGTACATGCTCAGCCGCAACCGCAGCACGTGCGGCGTGCGGCCGTACATCCGCGCCACCTGCAACCCCGACCCCGACAGTTTCGTAGCCGACCTCATCGCCTGGTGGATCGACCAGGACCCGAACAGCCCCAACTACGGCCTGGCCATCCCCGAACGCGCGGGAGTCATCCGCTGGTTCGCGCGCGTCAACGGCGAGATCCACTGGGCCGACTCAAGCGAGGAGCTGCAGGAGCGCTTCCCCGGCCCTGATACCCTCCCGAAGAGCCTGACTTTCATCCCCTCGAAGCTCGACGATAACCCCGCCCTCACCAAGGCCGACCCCGGGTACCGCGCGAACCTCCTCGCGCAGGACCCCGTCGAGCAAGCCCGCCTCCTCCACGGCAACTGGAAAGCCCGCAGGACGGCCGGCACGCTCTTCCAACGCGCCTGGTTCCCCATCCTCGACGCGGCCCCAGAACTCAAGACCGCTTGGCGGGCCTGGGACTTCGCCGCCACACGCCCGAACGCCGATAACCCCAATCCGGACTGGACGCGCGGCGTGAAGGTCGGCGTTACGCCTAGCGGCCAGTTAGTTGTGGTGGACATGGTTAGCGCGAGAGACGGACCCGGCGAGGTTGACCTGCTCTACGAGCGCACCGCGACGGCCGACGGGCGGGCCGTGCACATTCACGTGCCCCAGGACCCTGGAGCGGCTGGCGTGAAGGCCGCGCAAGACTTGGTGCGGCGCACGCCTGTTGGGCTTCACGTCCGCAGTGAGAGGGTGACTGGCGACAAGGTCACGCGCGCTAGAACCGCCTCGGCTAGAGCCCATGCTGGCCTGATCAGCGTCGTGAAGGCCGACTGGAACGACGCGTTCTTCGCCGAACTCGAAGCATTCCCGGACGGGAAACACGACGACATAGTCGACGCATTCGCGGACGCCATCAACGCCCTAGTAGGACCGAAGCCAACGACAGCAGCCGCTCGGAGAGCCTTGAGCGCCTGGTAGGAGGGACGGCACATGATCGACTTGAAGAGCGCCTACATCAGAGCCGTCCTGCAGGGCGTCACGAGCCGCGTGCAGCGCGCCGCGGAGGCGCTGGATTGGGCGGACGGCCAGCAGCTCCTGGACCCCGCGGAGTTAGTGCCGCCCCTGCGGACTGCGGATGACCAGGTGGTGTGGCGGCGCCTCGCGAAGCAGATTCAGGGCCTCGGGCCGCGCGCCGTCGCGCACAAGCGCAGCACCGCCATAGGGTCTGTGAACTGGGGCGGTGATGATCCAGACGGCATCGATGCGCGCCTCGCGAGCCTCGACCTTGAGCACCTCGCCGTCACCGCCTTGAAGCCCCTGGTCGCGTTCGGCATCGCCGGGCTGCTGCCGCACCAACCGGAGGAAGGTCAGCCGCGCCTGCAGAAGATGGGCGGGTACCTTGAGGCGCTCTACCGCGAGGATGACATCGCCGGGGAGCCCGCCGCGTGGCTACAAGTCCTCGCCGAAGGAGCCGGGAACCGGTACCGCCTGCGCGTCTACCAGCCTGACCCCACCAACCCGACGCGCGGCACGTTGACGGAGTGGCGCAACGCCAGCAACCCCTACGAGCTCGGCAACAACCCCACCGGCACCTGGGACAACGTGCTGATGCCGAGCGTCGTCATGGCCGACTCTGCGCAGGACGGCACGCCCATCGGGGAGCTCACGCAGGCGCTGCCCATCCTCAAGGGGGAGGCGGCGCAGCAGGCGCGCATCCTCAGGGCCAGCGACGCGAACGCCTGGCCACTCAGGTGGGCCACCGGCGACTGGGACCTCCCGAAGGAAGGCAGCGCCCTAGACGTGCTCGTGGCGACCACGCCCGGCAGCCAAATCGGAGTGGTGGAACCGCCTGCGCTCACGGGCCTGTTCACTCTGCATGACCGCGTGCTCGAGCGGCTACGCGGCGACCTCAAGCTGCCAATATCGAGCATCAGCACGGGTGACTTCCCGAGTGGCGAGGCGTTAGAGCAAGCCAACGCGATCTCGATATCCACCGCCACCATGTATGCGCGGCTCCTCAGTCGCCTCCTCACGCAGGGGGTGGCAGGGTACGCGGAACTCCTCGGCGTCAGTAGGGAGTCAGCGCCGCCCGTCAGCGTCGAGATCAACCGCGAGCAGACCCGCAGGGCCATCACGGAGCAGGCGCGCAGCGACTACGACGCTGGCCTCATCAGCTTCCGCGCCGCCGTCCTCGCCGTCGCCCAGTACTACCCGCACTGGTCGGACGCGGAGGTCGAGGAGTTCATCCGGGAGCAGACGAGCCGAGTGAGCGTGCAGGACTTCAACGCCTTCGTCGGCGGCGAGCAAGAGACGCAGGCTGAAGCCTCCTCCGTGAAGGAGCGCGCGGATGCGCTCGGCGTCCTCATCCGCGCCGGCGTCGAGCCGGAGAACGCGGCTCGCATGGTCGGCTTGACCGGCACCAAGTTCACGGGCGCCGTTCCCGTGAGCCTGCGGGTGCCAGAGCAGCAGGCTCAAAGCCTAGAGGAATGAGGTGGCCAAAGGTGAACTACTATCGCTCGGTCGCGCGCTCGACCGCGTCCTCCCCAAGGTCCGCCGCGACATCCTCCACAAGCTCCTACCCGCCCTCCTCGCGCAACCCGAGGCCGCCAGGAGCCTCCTCATCCAGGTCATGGCCGGCGCGTACGCCACCGGCGCGCAGACCGGCTGGGTGGTGCACGGCAGCCTCCTCGGAGGCATCCCAACCACCCTCACAGGCGCCGCCGCGCGCGAGTGGCGCGACCGCGCCATGGACCACGGCGAGTTCATCGCCAACCGCTTCGGGCGGCTCCTCGAACTCGAACCGACCGTCAACCAACTCTCGCGGCACGCCGCCGTCGCCGGCGAGTCCAGCGTCTGGGCTGGCCAGGATGACGCCGCGCAGGAAGCCGCCATCCTCGCTGAAGCCGAGTGGAAGGTGTGGGTCAGGGCGTGGCCACGCAAGGAGCACCGCGACTGGCACGACCGTCTTGGACGGGCGTCACCATCCCCGANGAGGAGCTGTTCTACCCNCCCCGGCGGCCCGAACGCGGGCGCGCAGGTGTACGGAGCCAGGGATTGGGAGCGCGTGCCTGACCCCGGAGAGTGGCTCAACTGCGGCCACGCATTGAGGTACCAACGGCATGCGACCGCCGAGGACCTCGAAGGCACCCGCCGCGGCGTCGGCACCATCTATACGCCTCCCACGAAGAGCGCAGTTTGGGGAACCTGACGACACCAAAATCCGATTGGCGCCGCCTCCCGGTGAGGCGGGTGAGTCCTATCCCTTTCGTCCCTACCAACCCAGGAGGTTGAGATGACCGACTTGAACCCGGCCCCGGAGGCCACCAAACCCACCACCACGCCCCCTGAGGTGCCGCCCGCGTCGGTTGACCCGGCGCAGGAACTCGAAGCCCTCAAGGCCAAGTACGAGCGCGCGCAGGCTGACCTGACCAAGTTCCGCACCCGCGCCGACGAGGTGGAAGCAGCCCGCAAAGCGGCGGAGGAGAAGACCCTCGCTGAAGCCGACGCGGTCAAGAAGGCCGAGCTGCTCACCGCGAAGGTCGCCGAACTCGAGAAGTCCGCCGCCGAAGCCGCAGCTAAGGCGACCGCCGCCGAACGCCGCGCGGCGTTGGCCGGCAAGGTCATCGACCCGGCCGCAGCCCTCAAGCTCCTCGACGACACTCGCCACCTGGACGGTGACGGGAACATCGACATCGAGAAGATGCTCACCGACTACCCGTTCCTCGCCGCAAGCAAGACCAGCGGCGCACCCGCCACGCCAGGAGCCGGCGGCACACTCACGGGTAGGACCGCTGCGCTCACCACCCTCCAGGAGCGCCTAGAGAAGGCCCGCACCCGTGAGGAACGCATCGCGCTGCAGGACGAGATCCTCAAGCACAAGAAAGGTTGAGTCATGCCCGACACCAACATCAACACTTACGACCTGCCGAACTACATTGGCGAACTGTTTCAGAAGGGCCGCCGGCCCAACGCCACGCTGCAGATGGTCGGCGGCATCGGCAGTTGGCGCCCCACCAAGAGCACCGAGTTCGCCGTGGGCCAGCAGTACGAAGTGCCTGCCCACAATGCCTCACGCGCTGCCCTGGAAGGCGCCGCGGCCCCAGACCACGCTGGCGTCACCCGCAGCCAGGTCACGAACATCACGCAGATCTTCCACGAGAAGGTCAAGGTCACGTACACGAAGCAGGCCGCCACTCAGCAGAACAGCGGCCTGAACATCGGTGGGGAACGCAACCCCGTCGAGGACGAGCTGGCGTTCCAGACCGGCGTGAAGCTCGAGCTGATCGCCAGGAACCTCAACTGGACGATGCTCAACCAGGCGTACGCCAAGCCAGTCACGGCCGCGACCGCCCGGAAGACGCGTGGCCTGCTGGAGGCGATCACCACGAACGTCGTCAGCGCCAGCGCTGACGCGGGAGTGACGCCCGGCGCGTTGTCCCTCGACCTGCTCGACCAGGTGATGGGCAAGCTCCTGGACGCCGGCGCCATCGGCGACGGGGAGAACGTCATCACCCTGGCGAACACCACGCAGATGCGCAAGCTCAACCTGCTGTTCCGCACGGACAAGCAGAAGGTGGACGCCGAGCGGTTCATCGGCGGCATCCGCGTCCGCACCGTCTACACGACGTTCGGGGTCATGAACTTCGCGTTGGAGCAGGACCTGCCGCAGGGCGTGTTGGTGGTGGCGAACTTCGACGCCATGCAGTTGGCGGCGCTGGAGACGCCCGGTAAGGGCGTGCTGTTCCGCGAGGCGCTCGCCAAGACGGGTTCGACGGACGACTACCAGATCTACGGCGAGATCGGCCTCGATCATGGTCCCGAGTGGATGCATGCGAAGCTGACTGACCTCGTCACGACCTTCTCGTGAGCCGCGTCGTGTGCCGCGCTTATGGCGCGGGCGTCTGGAACGGCGTTGAGTTCCGCGAGCAGGAGGTTGACGGCCTCATGGTTGGTGTGGCCGTGGTGGAGGGTGAGGCGCTGGACTGGTTCCGCGCCCGCCCAACCGCCTTCACCATCGAGGAGCCTGAGGCGGTCAACGAAGCGACGGATGAAGCTGCCGAGGAGACCAAAGTCAAGAAGCGGAAGTGAGGCGAGACCATGGCGCGCACGTACGACCCGAGCCAACTGGCGTCGCCTGACGTGGCTAGTCTCGCTTGGGCGCGCGCGTGGGTGCGCATGACGCTGCGGGACACCCCGAACGAAGCAGGCGCCTACCCGCCGAACAGCCTCTTGGACGAGGAGATCGACGGGGCGTTGGCGCTCAACAGCGTGATGGACGCCAGCGACCCTCCAGTTGCCCTGTACGCCCCGCACGTGGTGGCTGCGCAATTGGTGGAGGGTGACCCCAGGCGGGTTCTGTCCTTCAGCGTGGGCGGCCTCTCCGAGGCCCTGCCGGACGCCAAGACGGTAGCCGCTGCCATCCGCAAGTCTGGTGTAGGCATCGAGGCGCTCATCACTGCCGCTGGCGGAACGCCCCCAAGCATGCCGGGCCGCAGCATCCGTCGAGAGACGGTCTTCTGATGGTCCGCGAAAGTCGCTTGACCCTGGTGGTTGAGCGCGCCACCACCACCGAGAACGCGTTAGGCGAGACCGTGCAGGCGTGGGCGGGGGACGGCACGGTCACCGTGACCGTCGCCCCTGCAAGCGCCACCGTGCGGTCTCAAGCTGCCCTGCGCGGCGTCAGCGTCACTCATACGCTCCTCGCCCCCGCCGGGTTCCAAGCGGACCCCATCGACACGCGCCTGACGGGCGGCGGCCTCACTTACCGCCCGCACGGCGTGACCATCACGCCCGCCGGAACCATCATGGAAGTCGAGGTGGCACGTGGCGGCCCGTGACCTCGTGCGTCGCGCTGACGTGACCCTGGAGGTCGCCTTAGCCATCGACTCCCCAACCCGCGTAGGCCGCCCAAAGGGTCAGATCGCGATCAGCGACGGGCGCGACACCGTGCAGGTCACGGACTTCACCACGCCCGTAGGGGGGGCATCACCACCCTCTTGCTGGACGGGCGGCAGGTGAGCGTCTCGTTCACCACGAACCTCATAACGGACGACGCCGGTTTCACGGCGTTGGAGGCAGCGTACGTTCCGAACACTCCGGCGTTTCTCCTGGTGCGCACGACTCGCGCCGGGCTCATCAAGCAACGCTGGAGGTACAAGGGCTTCGTGACCGGCCTCACCCTCGCGCTGAACGAGAGCGGCGTGGCGGAAGCCGCCGTCACCTTCACCGCCACTCACTTCGTGAACGACCTACTAATCGGCGGGTCGCTCGTGACGTTCGGCGGCAAGCCCCTCGTCATCGCACTGCAAGGAGGTTCGGCGCATGCCTGACGTTCCCCAAGCCATCCTCGACAAGCTGCGCAAGAAGGCGCTGCACGTCCTCCGCGTCCGCAGCAGGAGCATGAGTAGCGAGATCTACGGAGTGCTTGAGGAAGCCCGCGTCGGGCGCGGGCAGGCGTACATCATGCGCGGCCTCAGGCCAGGCGAGAAGTACGACCCCGACACCGACAGCATGGGCGTCAGCCCACTAGGGCACCTATTCCCAGCTCGCAAGCGCGACAAGCCGCACTTCGCATCCGCGCCAGGCGACCCGCCCGCGCGCGATACTGGACGCCTGATGGAATCCGTGAAGGTCGTCAGCCTAGACGAGCAATCCCTCACGGCGTTGGTTGGGCCGGACCCGGCCGCGTTCAAAGACCGCGACTACTACCCGCTCCGACTAGAGTTCGGCACGCGCGCCATGGCGCCAAGGCCGTTCATGCGTCCCGCCTTGGAGCGCTTCAAGCAAGCCATACGCAGCGGAGAGGGTAGGCCAACGTGACGCTCCTACAGGTCCTGGCGGCCGTCCGGGCGGCATTGAACGACATCGCACCCACCTTCATTCGGGACGCCGTCCCCCGCGACATTGCGGACAACCCGACCCTCCCAGAACGCTGCATCATCATCGACCTCATCATCGACAACAAGGTCCGCGACTTCACGGACGTCTACTCGTCGGTACTGGTGCAGGTCGGGTGCTGGTCACCTAGCGTGGCGCAATCCCTCACCGACCTGGAAGCCGCCCGCGTCGCCCTGGAGGCGGCAGGGTGGGACATGGTCCGCATCAACGGCACGCAAACTGATGATCGTTACCGCGGCGCCACCGCGGACTTCACCACCCTCTACTAAGCCCCTTAACCCAGTATCAGTTCGGCCCCGCCCAGCGCGGGGCGCTTCACTTTGGAGGCAAGCATGTCCGTTCAGAAGCTCATCCGCCGCAGCGGCGTCAAACTCAGCGTCGCACCCGAAAGCGTCACCCCCGGCACGCCCGACACCGCCATCAGCGTCGGCCGACCCAAAGGCCAAATCAGCATCAACGACAGCCGCGGCGTGCAGCAAATCACCGACTTCGACACCGCCGCGAGCGCCATCGCCGACCAGATCACGGACGGTCGCACCGTCACCGTGTCCTGGACCAGTAACCTCGTCACGGACGACGCGGGCCTCGTCGCGCTGGAAACCGCGTACAACGCCGACGAACTCGTGTACCTCAAGATCGTGGCGACCGCCATTGACGGCACCACAACGAAGACTTGGGGTTACGTTGGGTTCATCAGTCAGCTGAACGTCACCCTGAACGAGTCGGGTGTGGCGGAGGCGAGCGTTAGCTTCGCGGCGTCCGGGCTGCACACCTGGGCATGATATTGGCGGTCACCCTGCGCGGCAGTCGAGGCAGGCCACGCAGTAAGAGGCCGGACATCCTCGGCTTCAACGCCACCAGCGAGGGGGAGGGGCGCCTGCGGGTGCCTCTCCTCGTCGTCACGCGAACTACACGCGCCAAGACGTTAAAGGCGGCCCTGGTGGACGCTGACGGCGTGCATACACCTATCACCGTGCGGTGGCCGACCCTGGCGGTCGGCGCTCACCTGAACACCACCCTGGAGGTCGCATGAGCAAGGCTCCCATCGAACTACCTGCGCGTGGCGTCGTCGAAGTCCTCGGCCGCCGCGTCCCAATCCTCGACAGCGGCACCGTCGGGGAAGTCATCGAACTAGAGCAACTCCTAGCCACCCCGCCAACCAGTGGGCTGCGTCAGAACCTTGAGGCGCTCGCCATCCTCGTTCGGCATCGGCTGGGTGAGAAGGTCACCGCGGACGACCTAATGGGTGAGCCCATGGGTGATTTGGCGGAGTTCGAGGAGGCCATCAACACCCTACTGGCCCCTTTCACGAAGGCGTTCCTGGCGGCGACGATGAGGCGCAGGGAACGCATGCTGACGGCGGCAGCGGAGGCGATGACGAGGCTCGAGACCCGGTTGACTGGGGAGCCGTCCAAGCCACTGTCCTGAGCACGTTCCCAGGCTTCACGCCAAACGTCTTCATGCGCACGAGCGTGCGCGTCATCCTCGACTTGCTCAAGCGAGCGCGTGAGGTCGAGTTTCGTAAGGCGTGGCCGCACGCGCAGACGGCGTTCATGATCGCCCGCACCATGGGTGGGTACGACGGGAGCGTGGAGGAGTTCATCCCACCATGGGCGCGTGTACAGCCGACACGCAAGGCGCTCGTGAGCAACGCCGTGGATACGAGCATCCGCACCGCATTGCGGCTCGGGCTGGTCAGTCAGGACGCACTCGACGCGCTCGTGCTCGCCGGATTCGACGCCTAAGGCGGCGCAAAGTCAAGCACGGAAACGCGCGTGCCCTCACTAGATCCCGCGTATTGAATCGAGAAGCGCGCACGGGGAAGAACCCGGTACCACTCCTGAATCATCAAAAGCCCGTCGCCTTCCATCTCGAACCCGAACTCAACCATGGTGTCAATGGCGCGCTCTTCGAGCAACTGGTAACCCTCGACCCTCAGTTGCGTTGAGAACGAATGCAACAGAATCTCAATTGGCATCGGGATGCTGTAGCAGTAACGCGCCTCGTTAAGTAACGCGCACGGTTCGAGCCGCTGCGATCCGAACGGCAGCGCGACATCCCAAGCGGGCGCTAATGCGGTCGCGGGGACTGCCACGGTTTGCGCGCCAGCGTTGAGACTCAACGCCAACAGCAGCACCCCCAAGACTCTTTTCATTCGTCGAGCATAACGACTCGACCTCACAAGAACCACACAAGGAGGGCAGACATGGCGACCGTGTTGGAAGAGCTGCTGATCGCCCTTCGCGTCGATGACGGCAAACTGAAGCGCGAACTCGCGCGCATCGTCGACCAATCCCGCAAGGCCGGAGCGGAGGGCGAGAAGGCCCTCAAGCCGTTCGAGACTGGCTTGTCGCGCATGGCCGCCGAAGCGCGCGCGGGCCTCAGGCCACTATCTGACTTAAGGGACGAACTCAAGAAGCAGGCGGGCGAACTCACGAAGCTCGCCGCCGCGCAAGATAAGAACAGCGGCGAGTACCGCCAGACCGTAGAGCAATTGACAAGCGTGAAGCGTGAACTCGCGAGCGTCACGGTCGAGCTGAAGACGCAAGAATCGTTGTTCGACAAGCTCGGCGGAACCATGACCCGCGTCGGCGGCATCCTCTCTCTAGGCGTAACCGCGCCACTCACCATCCTCGGCGCCACCGGCGTGCGCAGCGCGCAGCAACTAGAGGTCTTCCAGCGGTCCCTTGAGACGCTGACGGGTAACGCCGAGGCCGCGCGGGACGTGTTCGATGAACTCTACGAGTTCGACACCAGTACGACCTTCTCGTGGCCATCCCTCACGAAGGCCACGACGCTCCTCGCCGCCTTCAACGTGGAATCGCAAGACCTGATTCCGACCCTCAGCCGATTGGGTGACATCAGCGCCGCCGTGAACATGAACATTGACGAGTTGGCCGAGATCTACGGCAAGGCCAAGGTGCAGGGTCGGTTGTTCATGGAAGACATCAACCAGCTCAGTGGGCGGGGGATTCCCATCGTTCAGGAGTTGGCGGCGCAGTTCGGTGTGGCGGAGAGCGAGATTCGCGGGATGGTCGCCGAAGGCAAGGTCGGCTTCTCGGACATCGAGCAGGCGTTCGTGACCATGACCAGCGAAGGCGGTCGGTTCTTCGAGATGATGAAGACTCAGACCGACACGAGCGAGGGGCGAATGATGGCCCTCCGCAAGGAGTTCGAGCAGGTCACGGACTTAATTGGTGATGCGCTCCTCCCGACCTTGGACCGCCTGGTGGCTGGTGCGCGAAGCGCCGTGAAGTGGTTCGTTGACCTGGATGAGAGCACGCAACAGTTGATCATCAACACGGGCTTGTTCGCCGCCGCGCTTGGGCCGCTCGCCATTGGGTTGGGTCAGGCCGTGCGCGTCGCTGGTCAGTTGCGGACGGCGTTCGTGGCGCTACGCGCCGCTGGCCTGCTGATGGCTGGCCCGACCGGCTGGGTGGTGCTGGGAGTCGCCGCCATCGGCGGGCTAGCCATTGCGCTCAGTGGGAAGCCAGACAGTCTCGACCGCAGTTTGGAGAAGGCTGGGCAGGCGCTAGCTGGCGGGGACGCTAAGAGCCTCAAGACGGCGCTCGGGAACATCACCAAGGACCTGGCGCCCGAGAGTCCACTGCGGAAGGAACTTGAGGGCTTCCAGCGCGAGCTAGAGCGCACGGGCGAGGTTGGCGTGGAAGCAGCCGATGCTATCGCTGAGGCGCTGCGGCAGGTGCCGATTGAGGCGGCTAGGGCGCGGTTGGCGTTAGCCGAGGCGAACGTCGCCGCCGCGCGGTCGCTTGCCTTCGGCGGCGACGGTCAGGCAAGCGTGCCGAGCATGACCGCTGGTGAAGCCCTGGGGCCGCTGAAGGACCGCGTAGCGGCCTTGGGTCGCGCAGACCTCTCGGAGCGCATCCGGTGGAGGCCCGACCTGAACGCGTTCGGTTTCGAGGAAGACTTCCAGGCGAAGGGCGTTAGCGTTGAGATAGCGGAACTCTTCGCGCTCGCGACTCGCGAGGTGCGTGGCGAGGGTGACCGACAGGTCGCGCGCGTCACTGCCGCCGAGACGGCCGAGGCCGAAGCGCGCGCAGCATTAGAAGCCCTACTCAACCCGAGCAGCGGCGCCAGCAGCGGCAAGACGCCACCGCCGCCTGTCGTGCCGAGCCCAGAGGACACCAGGAAGGACGCCGAGGAGGTTGTCGGCATCCTGAACACCTTGAACGCCGAGATCGCCGAGCTGCAACGCCAACGTATGGCCGCTATGAGCGCGGAGGAGATTCTCGCGTTTGACCAGGAGATAGCGCAGAAGCGCGCCGAGTACGAGTACTGGGACAACCTCAACAAGCGCAGCCTAATGGCGACGCCGGGCCTTATCGTTACGCCTGCGGTCGGCATTACCGCGCCGGACGCTAAGGCAGGAGACATACCGTTGCGTGATGTTGCGAGCCCGGCCATGCAAGCCATGGTCGCGGACTTCGACCTTAGCATCCGCGACGTTGAGCGCCTCACGCGTAACGCCTGGGAAGAGTTCTTCCGAGCGAACAGCGCAGAGGACCGCCGCCGATGGAACGACCTGGCGCAGCATTACGAGACACTAAAGGAAGACATGATGCGGCCGTTCACGCCGAAGCCCATCGCGGCGCCGGAACCCTTCGCCGTGCTTCCCGAGGCCCGTGGATTATCGGCGCCTGGCGTCATGGCGGGCGCAATGCCGTTCCGCGACATCGGCATGCCCGGCGCGTTCGCTGGCCTCGACTTGGAATCAACAAAGTTCGTTGAGAAGGTGCGTGGCGATTTGAGCGCCGCCATGGACCTCGCCGCCTCGAAGGCCGCCGCGTTGGGTGACGCGTACGACCTGCCGCGGGAACAGATGAGCCTCCTTCGCGCCGCCGTGATGGAATTGATCGAGAACGGCCTAGACCCCGCCTCGCCTGCCGTACAGGAGTTCGTCGACAAGTTCGGGGAACTCGGCAAGGCCATAGCGGAAGCCGCTGCGCAGGATGCGCGCCTTAAGGCGTTCGGTGACGCCGTGACGTTCGCGAGAGACGCGCTCGGTGAGATGCCCGGCCCACTCGAAGCGAACATCGGCATCCTGCAGGAGTACCGAAACTCGCTTGACTTGAGTGAGGAAGGCGCCACCGCGCTCGCCGTCGAGCTGGATCGCCTCATCGCCGCGCTTGAGAAGCTCCAGGGCATCGATAACAGTGGCCTCCGAAACTTCGCGAGTGACGTAACGAACCTGGCATCTAGCCTGCCCGGTTTGGGTGGCACGTTCGCGCGCAGCACCGGCCTGGTCGCCGAGGGCCTGCACAAGATCGCAGAAACCGACGACAAGCTCGAAGGCACCGCCCTCGTCATCCGCGGCGTCACCACCGCCATTGAAGGCATCACCGCCGCCGCTAGCGACGGCGGGTTGAACGGCAACCAAGTCATGGAACTCATCGGCGGCATCGCCAGCGTCGCCGCTGAAGCCATTGGTTCCCTATCAGGCATTCCTGGCCTCGGTCAGGTGGCGTCCGCTGCCTTCCAACTCATCACCCTCGCCGTCGGTGACTTGTCGGACGGCCTGGCGGAGATTCAAGAGCAAGTCGACCAGACGGCCAAGAGCATGCCCCTGTTGGCGCGCGAAACACTCGACGCGTTCGCGAGCGAGTACACGCGCCAAGTAAGCGCCGGCGGTTCCTTCGGTCGCACCAAAGCCGAACTGAACCAGGAGTTGTACGACGCGGCCGTCGAGCTGGCGGGAAGTTTCGCTAACACCTTCGCCACCGCCCTAGCCAGCGCGGACTTCGCGGGCAGCCTCGACCTTGGATTCGACCGGATGATCCGCGATCAACTCATCGAGGCGTTCATCCTCTCCCCGGAGGTGCAGGCGCAGATCAAGGCGCTGGTGGAGTTCTGGCAGGAAGCGTGGGAGGACGGGAAACTGACCGAAGATGAGCGTAAGAAGTGGGAGGCCCTGAAGCAGGGCCTCATCGAGTCGGGCCGCGCCACGCGCGAGCAACTGAAGGAACTCGGCCTGCTAGAAGACGAGCAGACGAAGAAGGCCCGTACAGGCGGCGCTCGCATCACGGACCTGACGGGTCCAGCGAGGGACCACTTCAGTGACCTCCTGGCGCCCCTGCGGCACCTCGGGGCGCAACTCTCGACGCTGCAGGACATCCGGAACCTTCTGGACGCGCGCCTACCCAAGGTCGGGTCGATCGGCAGTAACGCCGCTGGCGCTGGCGGGCAGGTGATCACCATCGACACGGTGCGCGTCGAGGGCGTGCGCGACGTTCGCACCCTCTTCGACCAGTTGAGCCTCATCGCTAAGCGCGTTGATAGGGGGAGGTGAGTAGTGCCGCAGGTCCTTGAGAACGCCCTGGCGCAACAGTACGTGCTGCCGCGCGGAGTGTACGTCACCGGCTTCGACCGCCCCCAGGCCCTCCAGTTGGTGGACGGCGGCCTCGGCAGTGTGCTGACGCGGCGCCGTCTGGAGCCCGCCAGGGGCGCGTTGGAGGGCAGCTTCAAGCGCGCCTCGTACGCCGACGCGCAAGCCGCCCTGGATGGCCTCCTGGCGTTCCTGCACTCTCAACCGCTCAAGCTGCGGTTGCACGGCGGCTCCGGCCGCTACCTGGTGGTGTACACGGAAGGGTTGAGTGATGTCGACTCGAGCATCGCGCGCCTGGCGCGGTTCCGCGTCGGCCTGGTCGCGCCCGATCCTCTCTGGGTGGGGGCGGGCGCCAGCGATGGGCCGCGCGGCGTCAGCGGCGCCACGACCTTCAACGTCACGAACGCCGGGAACGCGCCGGCGGGTGTCACGCTCACGGTGACGGCGACCAGCGCGTCCCGCCCGAAGGTCGAGAACCTCACGACCGGGCAGAGCATGGAACTCCTGCTGAGCGTGACGACCGGCAACACTTGGATAGCCAACGGGCGCCTGCACAGTTGCGAGCGGAACGGCGTCCCGTCCAACGACGCCCTCGGCAACGCCTTCCTGGTGGGCGGCTTCGACCTGGCGCCGGGCGTCAACGAGATTCGAGTCTCGCGGCTAGCGGGCTCGTACAACCTCAAGCTCGATTGGGTGACGCGGTGGTACTGAGCGTCCGCATCCTCGACCGCGCTAGGGCCGTGCTGGCGGTGCTGCCGGAGGCGTTCGACGCGCGATACTCGCGGCGGCCACTCGCCGCCACCGAAGTCGTGGTGAGCGTCCCCAGGGACAGCCCCGGCCTGGAGCACGCCGTCAGAGGCAACCTCATCGAAGTGTGGCGCGGCCAGACCCTCGAAGCGTCCGGCCGCCTCGAACTGCGCGACGTGAGCGGGGGCACCATCACCCTGACGGCGTACACGGAGGAGATCCTCCTGAAGGACGTGCGGTTGCCGGCGAGTTACGGGGTGGTGTTCAGCGGCATGGACGCCGCGGACGTCATCCGCGCCTGCCTCGACGGGTGGGCGACCATGCGTGTCAAGAGCGCCACTGAGTGGGCAGCGGACTCCGGCAAGAGCAACGTGCAGGCCATCGACGCGGGCGGCGGCACCCTCTGGTTGACGCGCGACGGCAACGGCAAGTACGTGCGCTCTGGGTATGCCTACTACCGCTTCAAATCCTCCAGTATCCCCGGCTTCAAAAGCTGGGACCGCATCAGATGGGCAGCGGACTACCCGCCAGACGGGCTGGTGTACACCACCATCCAGTACCGCCTTGGAGGTACCGGCCCCTTCCTCCCCAGCACCTCCTGGCCGAGCGACGGTGACCCTCCCCAGACCCTCAGGGGGGAGCGCGGCGTGCTACCCGACGAGCTCGGCCTTGACCTGGGCGGCGCCACCGACAGCATCCTTGAGGTGCGCTGCAACCTGTACAGCGACGATCAGGACAGCCAGGAGGAGGGCGAGACCACCACGAGCGGCACCAGCCCACGCTTCTACGCGCTGGAGGCCGTGGCGCGCACCCACGGCGTCCTAACGGCCGGGAGCATCCCCGCCTCAACCGGCGTGACCATGCAGGCGGTGAACGCCGACGCCACCACCGCTTTCGACGTCATAAGGGACGCCTGCGAGCAGGCCAAGTTGGACTTCCAGGTGCTACAAGGACAACTCTCCGCAGCCGAAGCGTTCGGCCCGTCCCTCACGAACGTCGTGAACCTCGTCACGAGCGAGGGCCGCGCCGCCCTCGACGAACCCAGCACCATCGAGGTGCTCACGTACGGTGGTGAGCCGGTGTCGTTCGATGGGGAGTTCGTCACGGTGGAGGTACCCATATGAGCCTGACCGCCGAGTTGGTGACGCTCACGGATACGAGCGAGGGCTTCGCCACTATCCTCACGGCCCGTGGGCCGGGCACCGGCATCAACCGCATGCAAGTCACCGTGCGCAACGAGCCAGCCATCGCCAAGTACGGTGCCCGCGAGGTCGTCGAGGACTTCCCGACCGCCGTCGACGCCGCCGACCTCCTCGCCAAGGCGCAGGCGCGACTGGCGGATGTCAGCGACCCGGCCAAGTTCCAGCAACTCACCGTGCGCGTCGCTGGGCACACCGAGCCGTTCCGGCTCGGGCAGCGCGTGCGCGTCAGCGACGGCGAACTCGGGTTCGCCACCACCGCCAAAATCGTCGGCATCGACGCGAACGAGGACGGCAGCACCCTCACCCTCGGGGACGCCCCCGCCAGCCTACTGGACGTCATCAACGCGAAGGACGCCGAGGAACGCCGCGACGTCGCCTTGGGCCTGCCGGCGCCCATCTCCGTGCAGCTCGTGCCCGCCCCGACCGGCCTCACGGTGCTAGTGACGCTCGGGGCTAACAGCCGCGCCGTCGGCGTCGAAGTGCACGTGTCGCCGGTGAGTGGCTTCATCCCTGACGTCAGCACGCTAGCTGCGCGCGGACCCGGCGTGCGCTTCGAGATCGAGGGCCTACCGACCGCCATCCGGCAGTTCGTGCGCGTCAGGGCGTTCGATGACCGCGGGAACTTCAGTCCCTTCACCGACCAGATCAGCAACGCCGCTCGCGGTGTAGGCACCGCCGAGTTGGTGGTCGGGCAGATCGACATCACCAACGCCGAACGAGCCGAGGCCGCGCTGAGCGTGAAGACCAGCGGCGGGGCCGAAGTGCTCCGGCTCGGAAACATCATTGGTAAGGCCGGCGTGCCAGCAGGAACGCAGTTCGGATTGTGGGGCGCGCTCGGTAGCGGCGTCTTCATCGAGAACGTCCCTCGAATCGTCTATGCCGATTCGGCGACTCTTGTGATCGAAACACTCATCACGAGCTTGGCGGCAGGCGCCAATGCGGGGTTCTCCACTAGCACGGTGTTGAAATCCTTCCCTGTGGTTAAAGCGTTGCCTGGCCAGAAGGTGACGGTGAACGTCGCCGTCCGCCAGATTGGTGCGCGTTGGTACAAGGACCCGGCTCCAGGTGAAAGCCCAGCGGTGGTGTTCAACGATTACGCCTTCAACACCTGGATTCGTCACTCACCATCCGGCGTCTACATGACTGCGCCGTTCACGGCTGGGGTGAACGGGTCATTGTTCGACGGGATCCGAATAAACCTGAGCGGCACAATGCTCGCAGTTACCGCATTAACGAAGGGAAAGTTGCGAGCGGTGGTCCAGTTCGATTACCTCGTGGTGGTGACGGGTTAGCCCGCCACCGCCGCGTCTAGTTTCGGCTTTCAAGAACTCTCGCGATGAGCGCTTCCGCTTCCTCAAGCGTCGACGCCTCAACCCGAACTACCGCCTGCCCGAAGACATCCCCCTCAGACTCAATGTCGTCTCGGTACGCGGCTTCTTCTTCTCGCGCTTCCCTCGCTGAAGTGCCGTGCCAGACACAGTCGAAGAGAGGATACTTCCGACTAACCAAGAACACGAAGTGCATATTGCAGCCTACTCTGCGCGCGATTCGCGCCTTTCAAGTAAGGAGACCAACATGCCCGAGTTAGTGAACACAGGTAACGTCAAGGCTTCTAGC